CTATTAGAGAGTACTTCAGAGGATTAAATGTAAACCTCAATACAGTTACCACAATTAATTTGGGAACACCTTCTGGATATTATCAACATGAGTTTCAGTTGAATAACAACTCTAGCACTATTAAGATATTTAAATATTTGGAGTGGTACAGATTTGGCATACAGTTTAAGCATAAGTCAGGCAGGTGGTCTTCTCCAGTATTCATAAAAGACGCTCAGATTACCAAAACACCCGGTACTAATGACTTATATGGTAGTTTTGGTGTTTCAAATCTGGTATTCTATAAGTGCATACCTGAGGTATCATTCAACGATGATACCATAATTGGTAAACTAAAGGATTTAGGATATATTGGATTCAGGCCTATAATAGTATATCCCTCTATAGGGGATAGAGAAGTAATATGCCAAGGAGTTTTATGTCCCACTGTTTATAATGTTGGTGACAGATTCAATAATTCCCCATTTGTACAGTCTTCTTGGTTCTCAAGACCCAACATTCCCTTTGATGTGATAAGGTCAGAGTCTGGGGATGCAGGCTTGCCAGATGTGTCACCCATATTTGACATTCCTGAAAAGGCATTATATAGTGACCAAACCTTGTCAAGATATGGTGTAATAAATAATGATAAGCAGTTTTATTCTCCTAATGAGCTAGTTAAAATAAATATTTCCTTGGTTGATGCAGGTACTTGGGCTGAGTGTAGGCATAGTAGTCCTATACCGGGAAACACTCATAGGAATGCGGAGATACAGAATATATTCTACCCTCCTGCCACTCCACGCCTTGCAGGAAGAAACCATCTTCTGATAGATTTTAGTGAATATGTGGAGAAGCATAAACATGAGTTTTTTGTAGACCAATCAATAGTTACTCTTCATTCCCCAGATATTGAATTTAACAGTGAAGTTGAGAATTATGATATTTCCAAGTGTAAGCTGAGGATAATAGGTGCAACTTTGGTAACCGCCAGTGTAGGGGATATTGACATTGTAACTTCTACCACAGGAACTACCATGGTTGGCGCAGGTAATGAGAAGTTCCCACCAACAGGGTTTTATAAGGAGTCTTGTGGTAGTGTCAACATATCCCCTTGGGCATTCAGAAGCCAATTGGCTAATATCAACTGGATAGATAATATTCAAAGAGACTTTAGTGATGTTATGCCCTCACAATATAGAAGGATGCAGATAGGCTTTGCCACATATCCTTGGCATAGGAGTGGAGGTCTTGATGGTACAGGCTGGGCAGATGAGAATGGATATAGACCTGCCAAGTTACAGTATAAGAGGCTATTCAATTTGAAATTCTCTGCCACTAACCTGTACCTTAGCAGTACTAGTACATGGGATTCAGGGGAACTTGCAGATGCACAGATTTTTAATTCAAACGAGGTTACTCCACTCAAATTGAAAGCTCAGGAGCATTCTGGAAAAGGCACTTTAATGTACTATGGAAATGTAGATAAGATTACTTCAAATACTGAATATTCAGGTAGTGATTATTACCAGATTGTAACATCTTCCACCTATAATGAGAATGATACCTCATATACTAACCACGACATATATGTTGGTGACTTTACACCTACCATACCTTTCACTGATAACTCAATAAATAAGGCATATGACCCTGTACACATAAAGTACAAGTCTACCCCTCATGCTGTTATTGTACTTGAAGACAAGTACAACTTGGGTAAGTACTCATATAAGGTTTTGCCTACTATCATAGATGGTAATGATTATGGAGAGCCTACATCTAGTAGTTGGCCTGTAAACCATGTTGCAATAACTCATGATGGTGCCCCTAACTTCTGGGATACTTTGGAAGTATACAACTCTGTGTCTCAGGATGTTATAGGAGACTTTGTAGGTACTGGTCCTAATAAGACAGTTAAAAGTATCCAATATGGCTGGTGGTGGTTAGCAGAATTATACAGAAGTGATGTCACTAATAGGTTTGGAGGAGAGTCTGATGATGCTATACAGAGTAATCAATGGTTACCATGTGGAGAAACTACCTATTTCTATGATGATGACTCCAGCCATACTTATCTTGTAAAGTACTTGGAAGGAGACACATACTTCCAAAGATATGACCATTTAAAGACTTATCCATTTACTTTGGAAGATGAAAACTCGGTGACTGAGATAATGTCATTTATGTGTGAGACAAGGGTAAATCTAGATGGCAGGTATGACAATAATAGAGGCAATACTTCTAATCTATATATAACCCCTGAGAACTTTAACAAGCTAAATCAAGTATACAATCAAAAGGATAACTTCTTTACCTATAAGGTAAGTACTGATGATACTTCAGTATTGAACAAATTTCCTAATGTGGTTACTTGGACTAAGACTAAAACTGCTGGAGAACTTATTGATACTTGGACCAATATCACTCTTGCATCCACTCTTGATTTTGATGGTGATAAGGGTAGTATAACAGCTCTGAGAATGCATAATAATAATATCCTTGCTTTTCAAGATAAAGGCATTAGTCAGATATTGTATAATGAGAATGTGCAGATTTCTCCCACTAATGGAGTGCCTATTGAAATTGCCAACAGTGGAAAAGTTACTGGTAAGAGGTACTTATCTGATAGTATAGGATGTTCTAATAAGTGGTCTATATGCAGGACACCTAATGGTACCTATTTTATAGATGATATTACCAAAGGTATCTTCCTACTTAACAACCAGTTGGATAACATCTCTGATAGGCTTGGATTCCATTCATGGATTAACAGTAGGTCAACTGGAATAAATGTATGGAATCCTAAAGACTTTAGTGGATTTGTAACATACTATGATAAGGTAAATGGAGATGTATTCTTCATAAGCAAGGATGAGTGCTTGGCATTTTCAGAACCATTAGGCCAGTTCTCTTCATTCTACAGCTATGAGAATGTGCCATATTTCTCCAATATACTAGACAGGGGACTGTGGGTAAAGGATGGGAAGCTATGGCTGCACAATGAAGGTGATTATAATACCTTCTTTAACAGTTACCAGCCTTTCTATACTACTGTCATATCCAATCCTGATATGACCCAAGATAAGATATTCAACACTCTTGAGTTCAGGGCAGACAGTTGGAACAGTGAAGGCAAGCTATTGGATACAACCTATGATACTCTCAGTGTTTGGAATGAATACCAAAGTGGTGAATCCAAGCTTACCCATGTACTTGGAAGACCTTCAAGTCTCAAGAAGAAGTTCAGGATATGGAGGGCTAATATACCAAGGGATAAATCAAACAATAAAGACAGGATGAGAAATCCTTGGTTATATCTTAAGCTATCTATGGAATCTGAAAATACAAATAAGACCATATTGCATGATATGGTGGTGCACTACTTTGAATAACTTGATAGAGATAGCCTGAAGGGAAGATAAGTAATAAACTTATCTTCCCTTTACTTTTTAAATAATATTCTTGTATAATTCTGATACTTTACTTATCTTTGCAAATAAATTATTATAACATGGTTAATAGAAAAGTTATAAGGAAACACAATAGTCCTGTTACTACTGGTATCATTAATAGATATGATGATGGTGGTAGTATATGGGACATTAGCAAGCTTTTTACCAAAGAAAACTTAGGTAAACTAGGTCTTGGATTATTAGGCCCCGCTGGTAATGCAGCAAATGGTTTAATAAGTAATGGACTAAGTTCAGGAGCAGGCAATGCAGTCAATAAAGTAGGAAGTACTGTGGGTTCTGCCATTAGCACAGTCAACCCTTTATTAGGAGGCATTGTATCTGCTGGTACTGGGTTGATAGGTGGTATAACCAATGCATTATTCGGTTCAAAGATTAATGAGGAAAATGTCAATAATGTCAGAAACTCCAATAATGCCCTGAGTACAGTTAAAGTTGATAGCAGTAGCAATGACTCTATACTTAATCAATGGTCTAATCAGGACTTTGGAGCAGACTTCTCCCAATCAGATATTGGGAAAGATGGATTGTTCAGTAACAAGGCAGAAGATTTATATAATGAGTTGAAGAAGGAACAGGAGATAGCCAGAGGCAGAGCACTGCTAAGTTATGATAATGCAATAGAAAGTGCTGATAAGATGAATGATTTAAGAGCTATGTCCAATTACATGGCAAAGGGAGG